AACGGGCAAACGTGCCCAGGAGCACTATCTACGGTGCGACGAACATGGCGAAGCCTACTGGCTATTGCCAGAATATATCCGCATGTCCACTGGACGCGGTAAACCCTCCGGGCTAGGAGCAACATTCTATGAAAAATTCACATCGGACATTTTCCCATCTGACCAGTCTCCCGTACCAGGACACGGTCAATACGAACTCGTTCCCCGCTACTATCAAAATATCCTGGCCGAACAGGATCCGGCAATGCTGGAATCAGTCAAGGCTACCCGACAAGAGTTCATCAAGGCCCACGCGGCCGACTTCACCCCAGAACGACTTCTGGATAAATACAAATGTGCGAAAGCTAAAGAAGACCACAAATCAAGGAAACTAGAATGAAATTACAGATCTATGCAATTTTCGATACATGCTCCGGGCTATATGGCTCTCCACACTTCGCGACTAACGACGATATCGTCAAACGCGACTTTCAGGACATAGCCACCGGAACAGATAATGCAATCGCAAAACACCCCGAGCACTACTCCCTGTGGCGGCTCGCCAACTGGGACAATACAACGGGGAAAACTAATGATGAAAAGAACGAATGCCTGTGGCAAGCTATAGAGGCTATCTCCCAGGCACAAACCGTTCAGCGACCTGACAACCTGCAACTATTCGATAATGGATTAGTGCATCAAAATAAGGAAAACGGCAATGCGAAGCCAGCATAACTTTTCTCAAACTCCGAGCGTGTCCATACCACGCTCAACTTTTAATCTCTCTCATCCACACAAAACAGCGTTCGACGCTGACGACCTGGTTCCAATCTGCCAGCCAATTGACGTCATACCAGGATCTACATTCAATTTTAAGACCTCATTTTTCATGAGGCTTGCGACCCCGTTGGAACCGATTCTTGACAACCTGCACTTCGAAACCTTCGCGTTTTTCGTTGCATATCGCACAATTTGGGATAATCACGAAAAATTTCACGGAGCCCAGGATGATCCTGGCGACTCAATTTCGTACACAATTCCGATTCTTCAGGATACGGACTCCGCACGTACCGGGCTCGGTACGTTGTGGGATTACTTCGGACTTCCACCTCTGGCGGTGCCAGACGACTTGCCAGTGTCGGCTCTGCCGTTCCGGGCTTATAAAAAAATATATAACGACTGGTTTCGGTCGGCGACGTTGCAAGATTCAATATTGAACTGGACTACCGACGGGCCGGACGCCGTTGGCGCGGCCTACGATTTGGCAGTGCTTAAACGCGGTAAGCGTTTCGATTATTTCACGGGTGCGTTACCGGCACCCCAGCGTGGGACCGGCGTTAGCTTACCGTTAGGCACTGAAGCACCTCTAAGCACTGGCGCTACAACCGGGCAATCCGTTGGCGCATATGTACCAGGTGATACGGTAAACATTAGGCAATTAGAAACGGATGGCACGGCCGGCGGACTAGTAACTTTCGATCATGCGGCTACAGCAGATGACTATCTGTACGCTGATCTATCGCTGGCAACATCAGCATCAATTAACGACCTTCGCCTGGCATTCGCCACGCAACACATCCTTGAACGTGACGCCCGCTCGGGCACTCGCTACGTCGAGAGTCTCAAGGCCAGATGGGGCGTCACATCTCCTGACTTCCGTCTACAACGCGCCGAGTATTTGGGCGGAGGGAGTACCAGGGTAATGATAAATCCTGTAACTCAGAACGTACCCTCCAGTACTCCAACTTCACCTGCCGAACAGGACAAACTCGGCAATCTTGCCGGCGTCGGTACCGCGTCCGGCACACACTCCTGGTCAAAATCCTTTGTTGAGCATGGAGTAATAATCATTCTCGGAAACCTTCGCGCCGATCTATCGTATTCTCAAGGCGTCGATCGTATGTGGAGTAAATCAACGAGATACGACTTCGTATATCCGGAAATGGCAAATATCGGGGAACAAGCTATCCTGAACAAGGAAATCTGGGTAACCGGATTCGGAACACCAGCAACCGATAATCTCGTCTTCGGCTATACAGGCCGGTATGACGAACACCGTTTTTTAAACGGAAAATTAACTAATATAATGCGACCCGCTACATGCGGCGGCACCGACACTGTCGGCTCTCTGGCGCTCTGGCATCTGTCAGAGGATTTCGCAACACTTCCATCACTCGGGGCAACTTTCATCGAAAGCAATACCGAAACACCACTTGATCGCGCAATTGCGATCCCAACAGAACCGCATATGATTGCGGACTTCTACCATGAAATAAAAGCAGCACTTCCACTGCCAACCTATGGCGTACCTGGCTTAACGAGACTGTAATGGACCCATTCGTAACAGGGTCACTAATATCCGCCGGGGCTTCGGCCCTCGGCGGGATCTTTTCAGCTCGAGGGCAAAGCGATGCAAACAGAGCAAACGCCGCACAGGCAGCACTTAACCGGGCGTTCCAGGAACGCATGTCTTCAACCGCTGTACAACGCCGAATGGCAGATCTTAAAAAAGCTGGCATCAATCCAATCCTTGCGGGGAAATTCGACGCTTCATCCCCTGCAGGCAATATGGCTACGATGGGGTCTGTGGGCGGCGCCGGTGTTGAAGGGGCGGCCAAAGGAGCAGCAACCGCACTCCAAATCGCCCAGCTATCCAACATCAGAGCCGACACCAGGCAAAAACAAGGCGAAGCCGTCAAGGGCGAGACCATGGGCGAGATCCTTTCCTGGTTAAAGAAAAAAATAATGGGCGAAATCCCCGAAATAACTGAGGGATTGCCCAACATAACGTCCGGTAAGGACGTACAAAACGAGCGAACGCGAAAAAAATGGAACACGCCTCGGGGCGTAAAAACCTATCCAATGATGGAAGCCCCACCAATGCCGTTGACGGCAATTGGACAATCAAAATATAGAGCCAACCCGGTTGGCTACCAACTACTCGATCAAAAAGCGCTTAAAGCGCTGAAAGCGTATCGAAAAACACATCCTAACGCGACGGCGGATGAACTCCACGCCGTCTATAAACGAAACCAAAGGAAAAACTAATGTCACGTCTACTCCGAGAGTTAAATAACGATCGCACAGTCCCGTATAAGGACCGCAAACGAATCCTCGCCCTGGCACCCGATAAGGACTATTCAGAGGACGGTCGGACTAAACAATGCCACAAAGACGAATGTGACATAGTTAAAATAATGGCCCGCTTCGACAAGACCGGGACCATCTCTCACATGGCGAAATATGAGGCCGTGTATGCGGACTTCTCTGATTTCGATTTCCATGAACATACGAATAAACTGACCAGGGGTCGAGAAATATTCGACGACCTCCCGGCAGAGGTTCGACGCGAATTCAATAACAGCCCAGCGGCTTTCTTCGCATATGTAAACGATCCCGACAATGTGTCGGATCTCACAGTAAAACTACCCGGGCTCGCAGAACCGGGAAACCAACTCCCAAGCTCAGTCTTGAGCGCAGATCGAGAAAGAGCAGAAGCAGCGGCAAACACGCCTATTCCTCCTGCTCAACCAAGCGATGACAAATAGAATCGCAAACCGTACAGCATCTACTAGACTCTGTACTGGCGCACTGGTCCCGCCATGCGCCAAAAAACAAGAGTCCGAAGGACTCAAAAGCGAGCGATTAGCGAGCAAATTAGGAGCGAAGCGACGCAACTCGCACGAAGTGCGAAAGCTTTTGACTGGGAGCGAAGCGACAGACGTGCGTCAGCCCCAGAGCGGAGCGACCGGGCAAGCAGCGACTGGGAGGGAACCGAACCCGGAGCATCCCTTGCCCGGGACCGGGCAAAAAAAACGCACAATAAAACAACAAAAGCTATATACTCGGGTCGAAGACGCAACCACCTACAGAAAGGGCTTCCTGTTATGAGACGAAGAATGAGTCGAAGAAAATCACGAAGTAACTTCCGCCGTAATGCCGGCACTCACCGGAAAAACACCCGATCACCCAACCAACGTGGTGGATACCGGCTCTAATGCCGTGTTACAGCCCTCTAGAAGGCTTTAAAGACTATCGGAACGGCGGACTTACGTTCGACAAAAAAAAAGGCTCACAGGCCCTCTCAGTGGCTTGTGGCCAATGTCTTGGTTGTCGTTGTGACCACCGCCTCATGTGGAGTATTCGGATCATCCACGAAGCTTCAACTCACGACAACAACAGCTGGGTCACTCTCACGTACCGAAGCCCAGCAGAATGCACAGACGAACAATACAGAAACGGGTACTACGTCCCCGCCGACTATTCCCTTGCACCATCCCACGTCAGTGACTTCATCAGATCACTGCGAAAAGCAAACAAAGATCATAAAATCCGCTATTTCTACTGCGGTGAGTATGGCGAACTCGGCCGTCCTCACTATCACATATGCCTATTCAATCACGCCTTCAACGACCAATACTTGTGGGAGGATAAAGAAGGTTTCTATACATATACCTCAGCAGAGCTCGATAAACACTGGAAGTGGGGCTTCACGACAGTTGCCCCACTTACCCTACATAATGCCGCTTATACGGCCGGCTACTGCTTCAAAAAAATCACGGGCAAACGTGCCCAGGAGCACTATCTACGGTGCGACGAACATGGCGAAGCCTACTGGCTATTGCCAGAATATATCCGCATGTCCACTGGACGCGG